TTTTACTGGAGCAACTGCAGAAATAACAGTAAATACGACTAATAAATCAGTTCACGTTCATGATGGAACAACTCAAGGTGGATTTGAGTTAGCAAGAGCAGATTTATCAAATACAAGTGGATTAACCCTTGCTGGACTTACCACAGTATCCACACTCAACATATCTAATGATCTCAATGTTTCTGGAGTATCAACTTTTGTTGGAGAAGTAACCTTTCAAGGAGGAACAATTAATTTTGGTGATGCTTCAACCGATAATGTAGTTTTTAATGCAGATGTAAATTCAAGTATTATTCCAAATACTGATGATCTTTATGATTTGGGGTCTTCCTCTCAACAATGGAGACATCTTTACATTGACGGAACTGCAGATCTTGATGATTTAAATGTAGCAGGAATTTCTACGTTTGCTTCTACAGTTGATGTTAATGCTTCTGTAGATATTTCCGGAATTGCAACAGCAACTCAATTATCAACAGGTGCTTCTGGAACTGGTATTAATATAACAACTAATACTATATCTGGACCATCAACACTAACTATTGATCCAGCTGCAGTAGGAGATGATACTGGTTCGGTAATAATCAAGGGTGATTTGTTTGTAAATGGAACCCAAACCATTATTAATTCAGAAACTATTACTCTTGGTGATTTTATAGTAGGTATTGCATCAACTGCAACTTCAGACACGCTTGCAGATGGAGCAGGAATTTTAATTGGAACAGATAATACTTTTACATATGATCATACCAATACTTCTTTTAAATCAAGTGAGAATTTGAATCTTGCTTCTGGAAAAACTTATAAGATAGATGGAACTGATGTTTTAACAGCATCTGCAGTTCTTGGAAAATCAGTTCCTTCGGGAACAATAGTCGGTACAACCGATACTCAAACTTTAACCAATAAGACTTTAACATCCCCAATATTAACAACACCAGTATTAGGTACTCCTTCTTCTGGTACTTTAACCAATTGTACTGGATTACCTATTGCTACTGGTGTTTCTGGTCTTGGTGCTAATGTAGCAACCTTCTTAGCAACACCTTCATCAGCAAACTTAGCATCTGCAGTCACTGATGAAACTGGTTCTGGAGCATTAGTCTTTGCTACTTCACCAACATTAACAACTCCCGATATAGGAGTTGCAAATGGCACATCACTAAGTCTTTCTGGAATTTGCACGGCTTCAGATTTTAACTCAACTTCAGATATCAACTTAAAAGAAAATATTAGACCAATTCAAAATTCATCTGAAATCATCAATGAACTTGAAGGTGTTAGATTTGTTTGGAAAGCAGATGGAAAAGAAAGTATTGGTGTTATTGCACAAGAAGTTGAAAAAACTCTTCCAGAACTTGTAAGTAACGGTGATGTAAAAACTGTTAATTACAATGGATTGATTGGTGTTCTCATTGAAGCAGTAAAAGATCAACAAAAACAAATTGATTCTCTTAAAACAGAAATTGAATTATTAAAATCACGATGAAAACATTTAAACAGTTTCAAGAAGAGTGGTCTAATAAATATAAAAAGAGTATTGATTGCTCAAATCCAAAAGGATTCTCTCAAAAAGCGCATTGTGCTGCGAGAAAAAAAAGAGCAAAAGGTGAAGAAACTAAATCAAAACCAGTTGAATGAAGTATCCAAAGTTTTCTCATAAAACACCACATTTGAAAGGGAAACAGCACCAGCTGGATCCCAATCTAGACCTTAAGCAATTAGTTCATCATTCAACAGTTCAGTATGTTGACCGTGATGTTGATGGTGATGTAGATGTTTATGATAATCCTAAGAAAGGAATTCCCGATGAAAATCCTGTTGGAGTTGATGCAGAAACTAGATCAAAAAAATTGATTGCAAAGCAAAAAGGTGAAATAAAACACACTAAACGTGGTATTGCTTATGAAGAAACCAAATCTGGAGATGAGGGTCTTCGTGACTGGTTTGGTAAGTCAAAATCAACTGATGGTAAAAAAGGATGGGTTCAACTTGGTGGAAAATATGCAGGTAAACCCTGTGCTCGTCAACCCGGACAAACTTCTACTCCAAAATGCGGAAGTTCCAAGATGGCAGCAAATCTTTCTCCAGAAGAAGAAGAGAGAGCAAGAAGAAGGAAAAATAGACAAGATCCAAACCAACCACAAAAAACTGGTGCAGCAAAACCAACAAACGTAAGAACTGAAGAAATGGACATTCAAGAAGTAAAGGATAAACCAGGAAAAGGAAGTGGTAAAAAAGATGCATGTTATCATAAAGTAAAGTCACGTTATAGTGTTTGGCCAAGTGCATATGCATCTGGAGCTCTTGTAAAATGTCGTAAAGTTGGTGCTGCAAATTGGGGAACTAAGACAGAAGAAATGCACATGCATGAAGAAGAAAGATATTGTCCGATGTGCAAAAAAAGAGAAACAAGATCGGAATGTTCTTATGGTGGAAAAATTTGGGATAAAATTTCTATAAAAGATGAAGAATATTCAATGGCACGGTCTGAACTGAGCACAATTATAGATGCTGTCAAAAGACTTAGATCAAAGGTAGAAAATGGTGAGGGTAATTTAGAAGCTTGGGTTCAGTCAAAAATTACTAAAGCAGCAGATTATATTGATACTGCAGCAGACTATGTTGCTGGTGGTGAAATGGATGAAGCATGTTGGGATGGATATAAGCAAGTTGGAATGAAAAAGAAAGGAAAGAAAAATGTTCCAAATTGTGTTCCAGAAGAAACTATAGAAGATGCAAATGGAAACACTTTTGCAGAAGTAATTGATGTAATCAAACCAGAACCAATTAAAGGATTTAAGTCACAAATTGAAGAGGCAATTCGTCTTCCATCAAAAACTGGTAATATTATTCTTGTGACTATGACTTGGAGAGGAAAATACTATGGAATGAAATTATTCTTCCCTCAGGTCACAAAACCAAGTAGAGAAGATGTACAAAATCAGATTGATAAAGTGTATCCTGGTGCAAAGGTTCAAACGTTTTATATTTCAGATATTAAACCAGGTGAACAGTTTTTACAAGTAAGTGAAGATTGGCAGAAAGTTAATCGTCAAGATAAAACCGATGGTTTAAGTCAAAAAGCAGTTGATGCATATCGTCGTGAGAATCCTGGTTCAAAATTACAGACTGCTGTAACAGAAAAAAATCCAACTGGAAAGAGAGCAGATAGACGTAAGAATTTTTGCAGAAGAATGAAAGGAATGAAGAAAAGATTAACTTCGGCAGAAACTGCAAGAGATCCAGATTCAAGAATCAATAAAGCTCTTCGTCGTTGGAGATGTAGTTAATATTTTGAGGTTTCGTTATGTCTGAAGTATATCTTGGTAATCCCAATCTAAAAAAAGCAAATACTCCAATAGAATTTACACAAGAGCAAATTCTTGAATTTGTAAAGTGTAAAGAAGATCCTGTATATTTTGCGAATAATTATGTAAAAATTGTTTCTCTTGATGAAGGATTGGTTCAGTTTCATCCATATCCATTTCAAGAAAAATTAATTAATAATTTTCACAATAACAGATTTAATATCTGTAAGATGCCACGACAGACAGGTAAGTCAACTACCTGCGTATCTTTTTTATTGCACTATGCAGTTTTTAATGATAACGTTAATATTGGTATTCTTGCAAACAAAGCTGCCACTGCCAGAGAACTTTTAGATCGTCTTCAAACTGCATACGAAAATTTACCTAAATGGATGCAGCAAGGAATTATTTCTTGGAATAAAGGTTCTCTTGAATTAGAAAATGGATCTAAGATTCTTGCTGCATCAACCTCAGCATCTGCTGTTCGAGGTATGTCGTTCAATATCATCTTCTTGGACGAATTTGCGTTCGTTCCAAATCACATTGCTGATGAATTTTTTAGTTCAGTATATCCTACTATTTCTTCTGGTAAATCAACGAAGGTAATTATCGTTTCTACCCCTAAGGGTATGAATCATTTTTATCGTATGTGGCATGATGCAGAGAAAGGTAGAAGTGAATTCGTAACAACAGACGTTCATTGGTCTGAAGTTCCAGGAAGAGATGCAAAATGGAAAGAGCAAACAATTGCCAACACTTCTGAACAACAATTCAAAGTTGAATTTGAATGTGAATTTTTGGGATCTGTAGACACACTCATTAGTGTGACTAAACTTAGAAATTTGATTTATAGTGAACCAATAAAGAAAAATAAAGGGTTATCAATTTACGAAGAACCAAAAGAAGATAATAATTATTTGATAACAGTTGACGTTGCTCGTGGAATTGGTAGTGACTATTCCGCTTTTGTCATATACGATATAACAACAATACCATATAAAGTTGTAGGTGTTTACAGGAATAATGAGATAAAACCGATGCTATTTCCAAATATAATATGGGAAATGGCAAAGTCATATAATAAAGCATATGTTCTTGTAGAAGTTAATGATATTGGGGACCAAGTAGCTTCTATCATGCACTATGACTTGGAATATGAAAATGTTCTCATGTGTTCAATGAGAGGTAGAGCAGGGCAAATAGTTGGAGCAGGATTTTCTGGTAAAAGATCTCAACTTGGTGTGAGAATGACCAAATCTGTTAAGAAACTTGGTTGTTCAAACTTAAAACTCTTAATTGAAGATGATAAACTTCTAACTTGCGACTATGACATTATTAGTGAATTAACAACTTTCACTCAAAAAAATCAATCCTTTGAAGCAGAAGAAGGATGTAATGATGACCTTGCAATGTGTCTGGTTATTTTTTCTTGGTTAGTTGCCCAAGATTATTTTAAAGAGATGACTGATAATGATGTCCGTAAAAGAATCTATGAAGAACAAAAAAATCAGATAGAACAGGATATGGCACCATTTGGTTTTATTTTGAATGGTGTTGATGATGAAAGTGAGTTTGTTGACTCAAATGGAGATAGGTGGTTTGCAGATGAATATGGTGATAGATCTTATATGTGGGATTATATGTAACATGGATGTAGATCAACATTTTGAATTAGAGCACTTATATCTAACAGAAAGAACGTGTAAGATTTGTGGCAAAAGAAAAGACTTAATTGATGGTTTCTATCAACTTAGAAAAAATAAATATAACTCTTCCTCATACTCATACGAGTGTAAGGAATGTACAATTGAAAGGGTAACTTTAAATAGGAAAAAGACCAAATTAAAATCAGAATGGTCATATCCGGACTGGTAATTGTGTTCATGCATTGTTTCGGCTTTTGAAGCAACACCTTTTTATAAATATTTTTTAGATAATTTGAGACTTCTTCGGAGAAAAAAATGGCAGTAGCTCTTGTTTCACCTGGAGTATTGGTCAGGGAAGTAGATCTGACCGTAGGAAGAGCAGATAATTTTGGAGTAAGTGCTGGCGCAATTGCTGGACCATTCCAACAAGGACCTGTAGACTTTCCTGTAACAATTACTAATGAGCAAGAATTGCTCTCAGTTTTTGGAAAACCACTCTCTACAGACAATCAGTTTGAATATTGGATGTCAGCATCCTCTTTCTTATCATATACAGGTATTTTACAAGTTGTAAGAACTGATGGAAGTTCACTCAACAATGCAAACGTTGGAGTTGGAATTGGTAGCACTTCAAGTGCAAAGATCAAGAATTATGATGACTATGCACAAAATTATGAAGATGCTACTAATTTCTATTATGCAGCTAAGAACCCAGGTAAGTGGGGAAATGGTCTGAAAGTATGCTACATCGATGATTTTGCTGATCAAACACTTGGAATCACCACAACAAACCTCGGAAACATTGGAGCTATTGTTGGTAACGGTGTTACTTGCAACTTGGAAAACGTTGTTCTTCCAGGAACAGGATCCACATCACTTTTCAACGGATACTTAAAGGGAATTATTACAGGAGTTACTACAGACACTACTTCTGGAAATAGTTCAATCACAGTAAAAGTTGTTTCTAGAGTTTCTTCAGGTGGAACCGAAACAACAGTAGGTTACAAAGAAGGAAGTGACTTTGAATTCAAAACAACTAGAAATGTTAATTTTGTTCAACAAAATACTGGAATTGTTACTCAAACTGGAGTAACACCATACTCCGCAGATGATTGGTATAATAACCAAACTTTAGGATTAACAAATTCTACAGTGTACTGGAAAGCTATTGCAGATAAACCAGTTACCAATCAATATGTTTCGGATAGATCTGGTAAAGCAGATTCACTTCACATTGTTGTTGTAGATGACAATGGATCTATTACTGGAATTAAAGGAAACATTCTTGAGAGACATACAAACCTCTCTAAAGCAAGTGATGCAGTTTCTTCTGCAAATGCTCCACAAAAGATTTACTATAAGGATTACCTTGCTACAGAGTCTGCATACTTATTTGCAGCAGCTAGCCCAGGATCTGCTAATGATACTGTCCACAACACCTTCCCAGTAGGAACTGGATTTGAAGTCTCTTCCACATACGATCCATATGAGATTGCTGATGGTATTTGGGGACAATCTGCTCAAGGAATTTCCTTCAGTGTAATTGGTAATAAAACATATACTCTTGATGGTGGTTTAGATTACACATCATCAACTGGAGTTTCAGGTGGTGGATTTAACGCACAATTGTCAGATTTAACTACATCATATGATCTCTTTAGAAATAAAGAAAACATTGACGTTGACTTTTTAATCAATGGTCCTGGACTTGGTTCTAAAGAAGAATCCCAGGCAAAAGCAAATTACTTAATTGACATTGCAGAAGCAAGACAAGATGCAGTTGCGGTAATTTCACCATACAGATCTGCTGTTGTTGGTTCAAACCTCAACAACACATCTGCTGCAACTCAAACAACAAATATTATTCAATTCTTTGATGCAATTCAGTCGTCTTCTTATGCAGTATTTGATTCTGGATACAAGTACATGTTTGATAGATTCAACAACGCATTTAGATATGTTCCATGCAATGCTGACGTTGCTGGATTGATGGCAAGAACTGATCTTAATCAATATCCATGGTTCTCTCCTGCAGGAACACAAAGAGGTGTACTTAATAATGCAGTTAAACTTGCATATAATCCAAACAAGGCTCAAAGAGATGCTCTTTATATTGCAAGAGTAAATCCAGTTACTCTGCAACCTGGAGTGGGTGTTGTTCTCTTCGGTGATAAAACTGGTTTAAGTTATCAGTCTGCATTTGATAGAATCAATGTTAGAAGACTGTTCTTGACTTTAGAAAAATCTCTTGAAAGTGCTGCAAAGGCACAACTCTTTGAGTTCAATGATGAAGTTACAAGAGCAAACTTTGTAAACATTGTTGAACCATTCCTTCGTGATGTTCAGGCAAAGAGAGGTATCTATGACTTCCTGGTTGTTTGTGATACAACAAACAATACACCAGATGTAATTGATAATAATGAATTTAGAGCAGATATCTTTATCAAGCCTGCGAAGTCTATCAACTTTGTAAGTCTGACCTTCGTTGCTACCCGCACGGGTGTGAGCTTCAGTGAAGTAGCTGGCAGAGTTTAATTTATTAAATATTTAATAACGGAGGTCAAAACCGATGGCAATTCCCATTAGAAGAATCACAGATTTCAAAGGTCAACTGACTGGAGGAGGATCTAGACCAAATCTTTTTGAAGTTGAGCTAGCATTTCCTTCAGACATTAATGTCAACACAGCAACATTAACTAAGAGTAGATTTCTCTGCAAAGCAGCAAATCTCCCTGCATCTAACGTAGCATCTATTGATGTTCCATTTAGAGGTAGAGTTCTTAAAGTTGCTGGTGACAGAACTATTGATCCATGGACAATTACTGTTATCAATGACACTGATTTCTCAATTCGTCATGCATTTGAGTCATGGATGAACACCCTCAGCAAGTTGGATAATAACACAGGATACATCGATCCAGCATCATACCAAGCAGATATGCTTGTTTATCAACTCGGAAGAGATGTAGATGGAACTGGAAAGAGTGGAACTGATGGAAATGTTACTACTTTGAGAAGTGCTAAATTCTTTGGAACTTTCCCAACAAGTGTTAGTGCTCTTGATTTAAGTTATGATAGTACCGATACTATTAGTGAGTTTACTGTAGAACTTCAAGTTCAGTATTTTGAACTTAATGATGGTCCTGGCCAGGTTGCATAATAACCATCTATAAATAGTAAAAAATAAGTTTAAAACTATAACATGGCTAATCTTTTTGGATTTTCTATTGAAGATAATGAAAAATTATCAAAATCCACAGTATCACCCGTTCTCCCTAACGACGAGGACGGGTCTAACTTTACTGTGTCCAGTGGTTTTTATGGCCAATATGTAGATATTGAAGGAATTTATAGAACAGAATATGATTTAATTACAAAATATCGTCAAATGGCACTTCACCCCGAAGTGGATAGTGCCATTGAAGATATTATAAATGAAGCAATAGTTTCAGATACTAATGACACTCCGGTTCAAATAGAACTTTCAAACTTAAATGCTAGTGATGGCATTAAAACAAAAATTAGACAAGAATTCAAATATATTTTAGGTCTTCTAGATTTTGATAAAAAATCTCATGAAATTTATAGAAATTGGTACGTTGATGGTAGAATTTTTTATCACAAAGTAATTGATTTAAAAAATCCAGAACTAGGAATACAAGACTTAAGATATATTGACGCAATGAAAATGCGTTATGTTAGACAAGTCAAAAAACAAGATAATACAAAAATAGCAACAGGATTTTCCAATAATTCAAATTCATTAGATTATAAATTTCCAGAACTAGAAGAGTATTTTATATACAATCCCAAAGGATCCGCACCTGCAGGTTCAATTAATATTGGATCATCTTCACAATCATCAGGTGGTATTAAATTTACAAAAGATTCAATTGTATATTGTACTTCTGGACTTGTAGATAGAAATAAAGGGACAGTTCTTTCATATCTTCACAAAGCAATCAAGTCTCTCAATCAACTCCGCATGATTGA